ATTATCTTCTGTCTTCCTGGACGAGGATGCTCTTATATGTTCCTGAAAAACTTCGTACAGTTGTGTTTTGATCTTGTACAGTGTGGTGCAAGTATTCAAATTTCGCAAGATTATAGTTCTATGGTGAACTTTGCACGTTGCAAGTGTCTTGGTGCAAATGTTCTTCGCGGACCAAACCAAAAGCCTTGGGATGGAAAACTTCAGTATGATTACCAACTTTGGATTGATAACGACATCGTTTTTAACACCGAAGGTTTCTTCCGCCTGGTAGCAATGGATCGTGATATTGCTGCAGGTTGGTATGCAACTGAAGACGGTCAAACTACCTCTGTTGCACACTGGTTGGAAGAGGAAGACTTCGCTAAAAATGGTGGTGTCATGAATCATGAGACCGTAGAAACCATGAGTCGCCGCAAAAAACCATTTACCGTTGACTACACTGGGTTTGGATGGGTTCTGATTAAGAATGGAGTATTCGAGAACCTCGAATATCCCTGGTTTGCCCCCCAAATGCAGGTTTTTGAGTCTGGAAATGTTCAAGATATGTGTGGAGAGGACGTTTCTTTCTGCCTTGATGCTAAAAAGAAAGGTTTTGAAATTTGGTGTGACCCCAAAATCCGCGTCGGTCACGAAAAAACTCGTATTCTGTGAGGTAATTTAACATGGCAAAGTCTTCTCCTATGAATAAGTCCAGTTATATCGCTGGACCTCCGAAAAAAAGTCGTCAAGGGCAAGGTGCTGGAACTAAATATGCCGCATCTTCGCGCAATAAAGCAAGAAAACCATATCGAGGACAAGGAAAATAGCAAATGTCTTGTTTAATCACCAATCTACCATCTGAAGAAGTCTGGGTAAGGAAAGAATACCTTACCGACCATCAAAGTGGACACGGTGAATTTGTTAAAGGCGTCTGGGTTTCGGCAAAGTCGATTCCTGGACGCGCTTTTTATTTTGAGACGTATTTGCCTGAATATGCAGCAATGTATGATAAATTGCCAATTAGCGCATTTTTATCACGTCCAGAACTCCCAACACCTGACATGAACCTACCAAATTTACAGTTTTGGAACTGTATGGACTACGGTGTGGTGTCAATAGACAAAAAATTCATTGGAAGTATGGATTTTGAGTGCTATACACGCGATCATGGAATACAAAAAGGCACTTATGTCTGCACTATTGACAATTATCACCGTGATCCAGACATGGTTGACTGGGCAACAAGTGAAAATCCCGCAGAACACAAGTCCCATAATTTAATTCAACTAGATAATGGGCAGTATGCGCTATATCCAAACAATAGATTACGCATTTTTGACAATAGTTTGACTCCAGTTGAACCAAAAATGCCCGATTTTAAGGTTTCGACTCAATATTATCAAGTTGAGAACGGTTTTGACCGCCTTGGAATGGGTCGTGAGGAAGAATATTTTTGGAAAACTTCAAAAGAACGTCAAGAGGAAGAAAAAAATGACACCGAACAATGATTTTTTAGATAATTTAGCAAATGATCAGCATCAAAAGATGCTTCGTGAGATTGCTAACGACAATTTTACTCCAAAATCGGAAAAATTTAAGAAGCAAAACGAAATTCACGAAAAAATTCGTAATGATGACGACTATGATGACTGGGACTATGGTACTGAACCCAGTTACGGACCAATTAGTATGTAAACTGCTATAAATAATCGTTAGGAAACTGTAGTTTGGCGATGCCAGTTCAAATTTCAAGGGCGTTTAGAGATATCAGTCTGTCTTTTAAGAGACATCCTGTCACAAATGATGTAATTACGCTCAGAAATGAAAATGCGATTAAAAATTCGGTCATCAACTTGGTCAGAACCAACGTTGGTGAGCGTTTTTTTAGGTCTGATATCGGAACGCCAATAGAAAAATCATTATTTGAACTTCAAACTGATGAATTTGCAGTAGAGGTGGAAAACTATGTAACTCAAGTCCTCGTGAATCTGGAACCAAGAATATTACTTAGGTCAGTTGATGTTACTTTTCCAATAGATAAAAATGAATTAACTGTATCGATAGTTTATGACATAATAGGACTAGAATTTCCTACTCAAGACTTAGAATTCGTACTCACACCAACTAGAATATAATGGCATTTACCCAGTATACAAATTTAGACTTTGATCAGATAAAAGAATCGATCAAAGACTACTTAAGAGCAAATTCTAACTTTACTGACTTTGATTTTGAAGGATCAAATCTTAGTGTCTTAGTAGATACTCTAGCATATAATACCTACATTACTGCATACAACACAAATGCAGTTGTAAACGAAGTTTTCATTGATACTGCTGTTCTTAGAGAAAATGTAGTATCACTTGCTAGGAACATTGGATATGTGCCTAGATCTAAGAGAGCAGCATCAGCAAAGGTTTCCTTCCTCGCAGAGGTGCCTGCAAACAACACTACACCTACTCTTACCCTAAAGGCAGGAGTCGTTGTTACAGGCGGTGCTAGCGACCTCTCATACACTTTTGCAGTTCCTCAGGATATAACCGTACCAGTCACAGATTATGATGGTACAAATCCAAGATATGCCTCTTTCGATAACATTGACATCTATGAAGGCAATTATGTAAAAAGTTCTTTTGTAGTTAATACATCTGTACCAGATCAGAAATTTGTTCTTCCAAATACAGATATTGACACTTCTACATTAGTAGTTAAAGTAAGCACTACAGAAAATGATACTGTAGCAACGACATATAAGAGAGTTGATAGTATAATTGGAATCAGTACAAACGTATATTCATATTTTTTACAGGAAGTAAGTGGAGAAAAATATGAATTGATATTTGGAGACAATATCTTATTGAGATCCTTGACTAATGGTAACTATATTGACTGCAGTTACATAGTTACAAATGGTCGGGAAGCTAATGGTTCTGCACAATTTGCGTTTGCTGGCATTCTTGAGGATAGTGTAGGGACAATTATAGCGCAAGATTCTGCATTAGATATAGTTACAGAAAATCCTGCTAGTAATGGAGATTCTATAGAATCTGTAGAATCTATTAAAAATTATGCTCCGAGACTTTATGCTGCACAGTATAGAGCAGTCTCTGCAAATGACTATGAAGCAATTATACCACAAATTTATGAAAATACCGAATCTGTAACGGCATATGGGGGAGAAGAGTTAGATCCTCCACAATATGGAAAGGTTTTTATCGTAGTAAAACCAAGAAATGGGGAAGTTATAAGTGACTATACCAAACGAGAACTTTTACTTCTACTTAAAAAGTATTCTGTAGCAGGAATTGTTCCCGAATTTGTAGATCTTAAATATCTTTATGTTGAATTGGAGTCTTCAGTATATTACAATCCAAACTTTACAGGAACTGCTGCAGATTTGCTATCAAAAGTCACATCTGCACTAGATACATATTCTAGAACTCTTGCAGTAAATAAGTTTGGTGGGAGAATTAAGTATTCTAAGGTTGTTAGTATTATAGATGGAATTGGCGAAGCTATAACATCAAATATTACTAAAGTTAAAATTAGAAGAAATTTAAGACCTCAAATAGACCAAAATGCACAGTATGAATTGTGTTATGGAAACAAGTTCCACTCAAGATTTGAAGGGTATACTATAAAATCTACTGGATTTACAGTTTTTGGAAATAGCGATACTTTATACCTGTCAGATGAAAAAATTGATGATAATTCTGGCAGAATTTTCTTCTTCAAATTAGACGCTTCTGGTCAACCAGTTGTTGTAAAGAGAAATGCTGGAACCGTTGATTATACACGTGGAGAAATCATTATAGATACTGTAAATATAACATCTACAGTGGCATCTAATAATATTATTGAAATTCAAGCGATTCCAGAATCGAATGATGTGGTTGGACTAAAAGACCTTTATGTCCAATTAAATATTTCTTCAAGTAAATTAACTATGGTTCCAGATAACATATCTTCTGGAGACAATACCTCTGGAACTAGATTTGTTCCAACCTCAAGTTTCATAAACGGTCTGTACACTAGATAAATGTTAGATAAGAACCTTCAGAGAGTAAAAATCAGTCAGGTAATCGGCAATCAAATTCCTGATTTCATTGCCGAGGAAAATCCTCTTTTTACAGAATTTCTTGAGCAGTATTATAGATCTCAAGATAGTCAAGGTTTGTCTGCGGACATAGCAGAAAATTTAGATCAATATTTAAGTATAAACAATTTTGATGAGACAAAAGTTTTAGTCAGTGAAACTAAATTATCATCAGATATCAAATACTATTCAGAAACAATATCCGTAGAATCCACTGCATCATGGCCTGATCAGTATGGACTTTTAAAAATTGATAATGAGATAATCACGTACACTGGAAAAACTGAAACAAGTTTTACTGGGTGTGTTCGTGGTTTTAGTGGTATAGAAGATTTACATAATCTAAACGATTATGAGAACTTAATTTTTTCTGATACCGAATCTGCTGACCACACTTCAGGTGCTGTAGTATATAATTTAAGCAATTTATTTTTAAAAGAATTTTGGAAGAAATTAAAGACTCAATTCTTACCAGGATTTGAAAATAGAAATCTGTATACAGAACTGAGAAAAGGTTTCTTTTTAACTAGAGGTAAGGACTTTTATCAAACAAAGGGTACTGATGAATCCTTAAAAATACTTTTTAAGGTTTTATATGGTGACGAAGCTAGAATTATCAAACCCCAAGATTATATGATCAAACCCTCCAGTGCGGAGTGGTCGATCACACATAACATTATTGCAGAAAAAGTATCTGGAGATCCTCTTCTTATTAAAGGTGAAATTTTACGCCAAGATTCTCCAACCGTTGCATCTGGATACATTTATGATTCCGAATTTTACAGTTTGGAAGATAACAATTACTTTGTAATCCGATTAAGTCCAAACTCAATCGTTGGAAATTTTGTAGTAAATGGTTTTACAAAAAATGTTGTTGGTGTAACAACTACTGATGGAATGATTACAGTAGATTCTACTGTAGGATTTGACAAAAGTGGAGAATTGTATGTAGATGGAAACGTAATTTCATATACACACAAGAACTCAACTCAATTCTTAGGATGCACTGGTATTACATCCTCAATTTCAATTTACAGCGGAATTCATCAAAATAATTTTGTTTACTCCTATGAATCGGGAGATTTGACAAAAAAAGTACAACTGCGAGTAACAGGAACACTTAGTGATTATAATTTAGAGGCATCAACGGTAAAATATCTTTCAGTTGGAGATGAAATTTCTGTAAAAAGACTGGGTGAAAAAATTAATCGTGGGGAATATAACAGCAAATTTGATAACTGGATTTATAATCCCGTTACAAACGTTAGACTGTTAGAGACCACTTCAAAATTCTCATCCACATCATCTCCAACTTTTGTAACCACAAAGACAACTCATAATTTCAGAATTGGAGATAGTATTACTTTAGTTTCCGATAGTGGTTCAGAATTAAGTGGGACCGTTAGTGACGTACTTTATACTACTGCGGAAGACCAGAGAAAGAATATTTCTACTAAATTTGAATTTACATTCTCAACTTTAGTAAGTTTAGACAAATCTGTTAATTACACTGCAAGAAGAAATGTACTAACGGCATCGAGTAGCGCATATCCAGAAGTTAATGGATACTTTGCAAATATTCAAAACACTTATATTGACAAGAAAAAAGAAAATCTTTATGTAACATCAACAGGTCTTCCTTCATATCAAATTGATGCTCCAAGCGTAGAAAAATCGTTTACCTCAACTGAATCTTCGTCAGATGTCATAAGTTTTGTCAATCCACACAATTTCTTTACAGGACAAAAAGTATATTTACAAACACTCTCTGGCAATATTACAGGACTTTCATCACAAACGTCTTACTTTGTAAAAAAAGTAAACAATAATAGTATTCAATTAGCATTTAACCCCACTAAAATTACTGAAGGTGATTTTATTTCCTTTAGTGGAATAGGTACTCATTTATTGTCTCCAAATACCTATGTTGGTAAAACTTTACAGGATCAAAACTTATTAAAGAAAATTCCTATCGTTCCTCAAACCAAAGAGAAAGACTTACAACTAAAAGATATTACATCCTCCAAAATTACTGGAATATTGCTAAATGGTGTAGAAATACATTCTAGCGAAAGTGGAGATCAAGTTTGGTACGGACAAATTAATGGAATAAATGTGTTAAATGGTGGTAGTGGATATGATGTTTTAAACCCACCAAGCATCACGTTCTCCGATAGCACTGGTACTGGTTGCGAAGCTACTGCAATTGTTTCAGGTTCCATTGAAGAGATTGTTCTTACTGACGCTGGATATGATTTTAAAGAAGTGCCCATTGTCAATATAACTGGAGGAAATGGTAGAAATGCTACTGCACAAGCACGTCTGAAAGGATTCCAGTTCTCCGCCAACTTTAAT